TGGCGCGTATGCACGCTTTATTAAGAAGCCTAGTCCTGTTAATAACGTTGGAGCAACACGCGCACTTGGTTTGATTGGTACAGGCGCAAATTACTTCGAAGTATACAACGAAGCAATTAAAAAGTCAAAAACCCAATCATATGATAAACTAAAGCAAAAAAATGTTTTTGAAATCATTTCTGTTACAGATAAAGCACTAAATAACGGTGCTGTTGTAAAGGGTTCTACGATTTTCATTGAAGGTGCGGATGAAGCATTTACACTTAAAGATGGAAACAAAATTGCGTGGAACACAATCCAAAATGGTTCATATAAAATCACAGCACAGCCAACGGAACAAAGTTTAAGTCTAAAAGACCAAATTACATTGGTTGTAAATGATAACAAAGAATATGAAATCGCAGATGGTGTATACACATTAGAAATTACATATCTTGAAGATGCTTTTGACCATGCTGATTCAGCACACGTTAATTGCGGTTGTTATCGTGTTACAAACAATAAAGATAAAAAGATTATGGGTGAGTGGGGCGTATCTGAGGAATTCAATACAGAAGCAATCCCTGGTCTTAAACTTAAAATTACAGACCTTTTCGTTCCAAATGCAGAAGGTGAATCTGTAACACGTGTTGGTGACAGCGTTACAATTACAACTGTTGCACCAAAGACAGAAATTGAACCACAAGTTGTTTTTGATGAAACTGTTATGCAGTATAATCAAAAGCTACGTGATTCATTCATGGCGTTGAACAAATCTAAGACGGATGACCCAACAAAGTATGAACACTTCATGTTCACAGATACAAATAAGGTTATTAACGGACGTTTTATTCTTCAAGTGACTGACCCACTTACAAAGGAAATCAAGATTTACAAAGAAGATGAAAATGGCGTTGAAATTACACCTGCTCTTTATGAAGGTCATGTTGGTGCAGTTAAAGAGTATCTTGATGTAATTCCTGGTATTACATTTATTATTCAAGATATTCCTTCTGATGCAATGGCAGTTGGTGATTGTGTTCGTATTCTTACGACAGCACCAATTTACGGCAAGGCAATTTCTGAAGATGAAGTATATTATGTTTCTTATAAGTATAAGAAAGATGAATTGGATTACGAACCAAAGGTTTTCTATTCTTATGATGATGTCATTAATGAATATGGCGATTATGATGTAACTGCATCATCTATTGTAACAAACTCGCTAACACTCGGCGCAGAACTTGCTTTCCGTGCAGGTGTAACACCTGTTATTTGCGTACAAGCAAAGAATGATTCTGATTATGAAATGAAGAAAGCAATTGATAAGCTAACAAAAGAAGTAGCAGGTGTCGATAACGTAAACGCTATTGTTCCACTAACCACTTCACCAAACGTCGGTGCATACGCACAAGCACACGTTAATACAATGTCTGCTGAAAGCGGTAGACACGAACGTATGGTTTATCTTTCTGCTTATCCAAATCAGCCAATTAACAAGAATGCAACTGCGGCTGATAAACTACTCGGTATGAAACAACAAGCAGAAGCATATACAGATGAGCGTGTTGTTTTCGTAACACCAGGTCGTGTTACATATGATGTTAAGAATATTCAAACAGGTCGTATCAACACACGTGTTCTACCAGGTTGCTATCTTGCACTCGGTGTTGCAACTGTTGGTTTTACGCACGATGTTGCAGAACCGCTAACACGTAAAAAGATTGCTTGCGGATTCAATTCACTTATTGATAGATATTCTGTTGCAGAAAAGAATGCACTAGCAGAATCAGGTTGCTGTGTTGTTGAAGAACAGTCAAATTCACTTGTTGTTCGCCACGGTATTACAACAAATGATGATGAGATTAACACAACAGAAATTACGTTAATTCAGATTAAGGACTATGTTATTGCACAGGTTCGCAAATCTTGTGATTCTATGTATGTCGGTATTAAGAACCTTCCTTCTGCAAAGACAAATATTCAATATACAGTAAATAGTATCCTCAGTCAGTTTGTTAGCCAAGAAATTATTCTCGGTTATACAGGACCTGTTGTTAAGGATTCACCAAATGACCCACGTGAAGTTCTTGTCAATTTTGAAATTGAAGCAGTTTATCCATTGAACTACATTACAATTAGCTTCGGTTTCTCATCAACAGGTGCTTAATTATTAATTGTTTAAGATGTGTGTTCACGGTATGTAATTGTATATACCGTGAATGCATTAAATATTATATTGGCATAAAAGGTTGGTGATGAACGAATGCCAAAAGTTGATGGAACAACAGCGGCGTATACTTCCGCTACAAACAAGATGCTTAATACGCAACGTGCAACAGGTATGCCTGAGATTTCAGACAACGGTTCTACATTGCCTATTACATCGACTAACATTGAAGTATATTGTAACGCTATGAGAATTGGATTTGTGCAGTCGTTTACTCCCTCAGAAAGTAGACAGATTACAAAAATTCAAGAACTAGGAACAGAAGGTGTTGTGCAGTCTGTACCAGGAAACACAAACGGTGGACAAATTTCTATTTCACGTTTTGCTGTTTTTAATGGTAACTTGTATAACGCTTTGGGATTAACCCCAACAGGTAAGTTTACAAGAACAGAAGACCAAGAGTATACAGCGGCAAGTACATACAATTCCGCAACAAATACATTGGGCAATCCGTTCAAAACACTTAAAGAACAACGTGTACCACTTGAGTTTCAGGTGAAAACTAAGATGCCTGATAACCTTAGTGCATCGTACTATATTGATACTTATACAGATTGTTGGCTAAGTTCGTATTCGAAATCAATCGCCAGCTCACAGATAACTGTAACAGAGAGTGCGACAATTCAGTACAGCGATATTTATAGTTCTTATAACACGAGTGAAACAGGGGGATGGTGATAGTACATGGCTTATGATTCTACAAGACACTTTAACAATTTTGGACAGAACACCAGTACAAACACGCACCGTGCCACTCGAAACGACATTCGTGTAGCGAATAATACGATGAAACCGTTGTCATCATATGACAACGTAGGTGCAACAACAAGCACAAACATCTTTATTTATTCAAACGGTTGTATTGTTGGTATGATTCAAAGTTTTTCTGTGCAAGAACAACGACAGGTTAACAAGTTGCAAGCAATTGGTTGGGAAGGTGTTGTGCAAGCAGTACCAGGCAATACCAATGGCGGCACATTGAGTGTAAGTCGTGTTGCACTTTATGAATCTTCAATTTGGAACGCATTGGGTTTGACAACGAACGGTGTTCCTTTTAACGAAGTTGGTTCGAAGGTATATGACTCCAAAGATGGTACAGATTCAAAGAATTGGGACGCATCAAGACATACGAATGAACAAGCAGGTTACAAAACAAAATCACGTTTGGTTTTTAAAACATTAAAAGACCAACGTGTACCACTTGAAATTCAAACCAAAACACGTCGTGAAGGTTCGGATGATGTATATTATGTTGAAACTTATATAGATTGTTGGATTGCTAGTTACAGCAAAACTTATAGCACAGGTAGTATTAGCATAGCTGAACAGGTATCAATTAGTTACGCTGACGTATACTAATGCAAAAAAATAATACTAAAAACGCCTATTTTTAGGCGTTTTTTTGTTTGTGCTATTATACTAATGTGGAAAATGCATATAATATAAGTGAAAGGTGTGGTGAATGCATGTAAATAAAAATTGCAAAATTGAAATAATACATATAATATTTTAGTTATTTGTTGTTGTACATGTTAAAATGTTGTATCAATAAAACAAAAGCGGAGTGTACAATAATAAAAAATAAAATGGATTAACAAAGGAGCAGATTAATAATGAAAGAGAAATATGGCACATATATTGTGGATAAGGTTGTTGATGAAAAGGTATATCTGCAATGTGAAAATTGCAATCGTGAGTTAGTTGTTTTGAAAGATAAAATTGATAATTATGAATCTTTTCCATGTGTTTGTACACAAAAGCCAACAACACAAACACATGGAATGTATAAGACATCGACATATAATTCATGGTTAGGTATGAAAGGTCGGTGTTGTAATCCAAAGAATGATAGGTTTGAGCAATATGGTGGACGTGGAATAAAAATATGTGATAGATGGTTACATTCATTTGAAAACTTCCTTGAAGATATG